TTCAGCAATAAGCCCACTCTCAATCATCTTAATATAATCTTGACCAAGATTGTGTTTACCAACCTTGCTCTCATAATAAAGTCCGTACTCGTCCTCTTTCAACACTTGTATTTTACCAAGTGGCTTAGATGGATCATGGTTAAGTAGATGCTTAATTCTACCTTTTCCTTCTGGTCCCCAATCTTGGATTGATCTTTTAAATGCACCTGGCATCATTATATCGCCATCGCTATCTACGTTACCAAATGCGGAAAAATATCCAGTTACTACTCCTTGCTTTGTATCAACATCTTTAACCTCTAGGTTAAATGATTTGTAATTGTATATCATGCTTTTTCTATTGTCTATTTGCTCTAATTTACGAATTGCCCAATTAATGCCCGCATCACCGCCCCAAGCGTCCCACATTAACCCACCGCAACCCTCTGAATATGGTACATCTTTATGTTGTTGATGCCTTTTAAAAGATGCCATTCTAGCAATGGTATCACGAGATATTTTCTCTCGGTTTGCTAGTTGATTTGCTCTAGTCCAACCTACTGGAGTGCCACAATCACTGCCATTCTCCTCTTTCCACTTTAATGCTCTTTTTGCATTGTTCGTAGCCGCTTCTGGGTAGTCATTATAAGTTTCTTCTTTAAGCTCCAAACTTTTCTCACCCTCTTGCGCCAAATAAGCCGCATACGCACGCTCGGCATTATCTCGTGAGGAAAATATACACTCACCTTCACCGATCCTATATTTGCCGTTTGAACAAGCGTATATTGGCATATTAGTAAATTGTTGCTTCGTTTAATTTTGGTTTTAGTAGTAAATTCCCATTACGGTCTCTTCTAGGTATAAAAGCTACCGTACAACGGCAATTGATAGTAAATCCTGGAGGTGCGGTTATATCGCCTGGCTGCATTGCTGCAACTGGCTCTCCGTCCTTACCAGTCTCGTTGAAAGTCTCGTCATATCTCACAATTACCCCATCAAGCTCAACATGATCAAATTGATCACGCGGTATTCTTCTTGTTCTATTGTCTCTTGCGCTTATCCATTGCTTGTCAACGTAAAAGTCATGTTTCTCGGCCGCCATCATGCTCGCCATGTTGCTAGACCTCATCACTTCCGTTCTCACTATCCGTCTAGCTCTAAAAGCTGCATAAGCCAATTGCTCATCACTTTTTATTATTCTCACAATTTCATCAACGCTTAATCCCTCTTCTATTCCTTTTTGAACAATAGATAATAATTTCTTTTTTGTTGTGCTTGTAATATCGCTAACCAAAACAAATCCTTGCGCCATGAGAAAGTCCATCATTTGGTCTGTCCATTCTCTGTTAAAGCCAAAAGTCATTGCTTTGCGATTAGCCTCAATCTTTAAAGCACGATATACACTATTGCCAAAAAGTACTGCCGCTTCCTTATACAACGATTCAAAGATCTTTATTAAATCCTTCTCCCACAAATCAAGTCCAAGTGATGCTCTCGCCGCTCCCAAACCATCTCTCTTGATCCTATTAGCAAAGTTATTAAATTGCTTTGTAATGGACTCTTTGAACTTATTATAGTATTTGGTATCAAGCTGCCTACGCAGTCTCTCCACCTTCCGAAAGTACTCTCCTCTTTGCTTCGCGTTCATCGATGCACTTTTGTTTATATGCTATCCTCAATGATGTCATCATCTTCATCTCTCGCTCGCAATTGCGCTCGCTCCTCAGCTTGGGATACTTCGTCATCACGCTCTGCGTAATCTCCTCGTCTGTTGTTTGCGATGTTATCCATTCCAGGTTCCATGCCATCTTCAATGTTTTCGCTTGGTGGGATAGTTAGATCCATTACCGCTTGTTCGATTGGTATTAGACCTTGATTGATGTATGCGTACTCAAATGCACCCTCTTTCTCTTGATAGTTCATTGCTACGCGCTTCTCATCAAATGTCAACCAGTTTGCATCACGAAGTGAACGAACCATTCTCTCCATGTCTTGCTGCATTTCGGGAAGTGCCGTAATATCAAAGTCAATAAATACATCCTCTCCGTATCTAGGCACGAGGAATTTATTTAACTCATCACGCAACTGGCAACACATTGGAATGATCGTATTAGTGATCAAATCACGCATTGCGTTTTGATAGTTGTTGTAGCTTGATGTGTCAACATCAAACAAAACGGCTGGAAGGCCAAACACTCTACACCACTGGTGCATACTCATTCTGAGTGTGTTTACCAGCTCCATGTCAACGCTAGAGAGTCCAAAGTTTAAATAGTCCCAAGGAGTTTGAAGCACTGCTACTTTCCCTTTATTATCAACACCGTTTAAATTCTCATTAACGGCTCTTTTTATATCGTTTGCTTGCTCAATAGTGAAAGATGGCACGATATTACCCAAAGGACGCGGAGTAATTGCTCCTTTCGCTCCACCATTGCCCGTCATCGTTGCACTTGCATCGGATGCGTTATTACTCATCCTAAGCGTCTTATATGCAGCACGAAGTGGCGATAACCCTCTTAAATGTGTGCGAGTTGTTACATCAAAATCTGGATTCCAACTCTTCCACATCATTACTTTCTCCTTAGGTAAATCAACTCCGCCTCCGACTTGCAATTTGTAACCTAAAATGTTATATACATCCTTAGGGTCGGGGTAAATCTCTAAATATTGCGTTGGCAAAATATTAAGCTCCGAAAATGTACCACCTAAGTTGCCATCGTTGCCATATACATTTCCCTCTCCACTCAAATAGCGGTAACCAAATAGGTTTTCAAAGAATTGGTCTTGAGATTGGTAATTATTTGGCTTCTCCAAAAGTCTAGCAAGAGGAGTACCCATTATGATGTTCTCACTATATGCGTTTTTACGCGCAATTAATGCTTGCTCGTATGCGCCACGATTAGCAACACCTTTTGATAGTTGCTTGTATCGCATCAAATTTGTACGAGCCTTCTCGCCTGGGTTCAATTGATAAACATACCAAGGAATAGACGCACTCTTACGAGCAAGAAAGCTAACGATAGAATATACATCGGCATTGCCAAGATATCCTTCGTTTACATAACTTAGTCCCGTATAATTTTGAATTGCACTTGTGTTGGTGCCTACCATTTGCACTACATTGGTAGGATAAGGATTGATGCCCTTCTTTTTGAAAATATCAAATAATCCCATGTTGTTATATTGCTCCCCAAGTTACACTTGGGATTGTTAATTTAGAAAATATTGCATATCTCATAGCATCACTAATGTGGTCATTGAACTTAACTGGTTGATCAAGTTTATTACCATTCCTATCCGTTTTCCAACGGTAATTTTTTACCTCTTTAAGTAAATTTACGGAATCTTGATGAATGTATAGTGGAGTGGCCTTAACGGAACGTATTCCCTCAAGTACATCCTTATTAGCTGGCTTCGCATTTAGTCCTTGTCTTACCAACTCTTCAATTGTTTTTGGCTCTGCGGCATCGCAATAAATTTCATCAAACTTATCTATGCCCAAAGCTACAATTTTTTCCACTAAGTCATTTGTAGTAAGTTTTGTTTCGTAGATCAGCTCTTGTACATACGCTGCATTTTCATAAAACACAACTTTCACCATTGCACTCGGTACATTGAAACCAAAGTCTAAGCCATACACCGTTTCACCTTCTGGCATTTGCTCGGTAGTGCGGTAATGCGTATAGATAAGGTCTTGAGAGAGTCCACGTTCACCAAGGCCATAGATTTGCCAATAGTTAGGGTCTGCATCTTTTAACCTCTCTAATTCGTCAACCAGTTCTTTTGGAAGGAAAGGATTGTCTTTGAAAGTAGTAATATAAAAATCAGCATCGTCTCTTGGAATCACATCATCGTAAATCCATGAGGAGATGTCCGATGGGTTATAGTCAATCACTATCTTACCTTCCGTACGCATGATAAGTTGCATCCATGCTTCATAACTGAGTTCATTAGCCTCATTGCAAAATAAATAGGTTCTAGCCCTACCACGTATCTTTTGTGGTTGATCAGCACTAACGAACTCGACCACGTTACCATTAAGCTGATATATTTGCTCTGTCTTATTGTGATTATCTTCAGAATATATTCCAAGTCTAGAAAGTATATCCACAAAGTCGCGTAGGACTGAACCTTTTATACTTGGGAGAGATTGCCTCACTATCGTTAATGTCTTACCATTCTCTTGGAGTAGCTTTACAATAAACCAAATAAGGATATTGTAAGTTTTTCCGCTTCTACTGCCTCCCTGCATGACCGTAATGCGCTTTTTTGAGTCTTGCAATATTTCAAAGATCTTATTAGTCTGAAGTTTTGCGTCCATAGTTTTAGTTATTTTCTAAAAATTTAGTATTAGTGTTTGGGTTGAAAAAGTAGGTATAAAAGTGGGGTCATTAATTTTTATCTAGACAATGGTTTTAGGGTTGTCAGAATTGGGTTTTGCCCCCGCCACTGCCGAAAAGTAAAAACTTTAAGTCCCCCCCATTAATTTTGCGCCTCTTTGCCACTCTGTCATACAATTTTGCTTAAACAAAATTGCGATGTACTAATAACTACTATTATGTTAAATAGAAAAGATTAAACAAACGGTCAGTTTGTCGCTTCTTCTAACATCTGAACATTTGGCTTGATCACCTCTATCTGTACCTGGTTCAATTGCCCCTCAATCTTAGACTCAACCTTTTGGGTTGGTAACCCAATGAAGTATTGCATATACAGTTGTATTGCCTTCATGTCTCCTTGCGCTACTTTCTCATGCAATATGCGGAAAGCCGTATCTGCCATAGGTTGTAGCTTCTCAATGATCTGTTGCTCGTCCATTCGTCTAGGCCTACCAGCTCCTGGCCTTGCGCCTCCGACCGGTTTGTATGGCTCACCATTCTTCCTTAACCTTACCGGCTTGGCGGCAATTGTGATTTCTTTTTGTTTATTCTCGACCTCAGTCATTTGCACTTTTGTTTTGTTTTATTGCTTCTAAGTTATGGGTATGACCTTTCTCGTCAACCTCATTGCGTTCAAATAGACGGAAGGTTACCCAGCCGTCATCTCCTTTTAAATCTGCTATATATTGTTGAAAATCAGTAACGTATAAATGAATATATACGGAGTTATCCTTTCCCTTTTTTATATAGAAACCTTTTCGCTTCATTATACGAATAAAGTTAGACTATATTTTAGCTACATTTAGGACGCGGGTCAACACGATGTTGAAAAATTATTTTGTTGGTATTGTAAATAGTATTATTTTTGTCTAAACAAACTTAATTATTATGAATAAGCAACTACTAAACCTCATCCTTGCCCTTATCATCGGAGCTATCATCATCGGCCTATTACAAGACCCACATTGCCTATAAATCGATTCTAAGGCCATTTAAAGCCCCATATTTGCCCTCTAGCTCATTGGCGAGATGACAACCCTACATTTGTAGATTTTGGTCAGCATTTCGCTAAATGTGGTTATGTTGACGTCATAGGGTACATAGACGCTTATTTTCTTATCGGCTTGGTACTTTTCCCTAATATAATTCTGGCACTCCTCCACCGCACGCATCACATCCTCATCCTTAATGCTTATAAGATCGTTGATCACAGAGATGCCATGTATAACACTGGTATGATCCGTTCCGGTTACCGCACCAATATCTTTTAGCTTGGCTCCATAAAAGTTTTTTGATAGGTAGTAAAACAAGTGTCTGCAAACTACCAGTTCCCTATACCTATCTTTTTTCTTTACCCTATCGATCTCTTGACCCATGATGAAACAAACTCCTTCCAAAACGTTTACCAATTCCATAGTTATTATTTAAAGTTTACAAAAAGCATTTTCCCAATTCACCGCAATTCTCTATATACCCCACCCTATTAAAAAATATAAAAATAAATACCCCCTGGCTAAAATATTAAAAAAATGGACTACATGGACTACAAGAGTGATTATCAACGACTTCTGCGCTACAAATGCGCTACATTTGCGCTACATTTTGCCAAAATGGACTACATTAACTAGACAAAAACTTCACGACACTAAAAGAAATCATCAGACAATTCTTTCTTAAAGTTAATAACGTAACATTTTTTGTTGTTTTGACCCCGATCTCGCACAACTTTGTAGTCCATTTTTAAAATCCCACACGTCTCTTCTATCGCCTTATTAAACCTCTTTAACGAGTAATCTTTCTTATCATAACCCGTAAAAGTTAGGTAATCATTATAAAGTCTTTCTAGCGTAATGGTCAACCCACTCTCGCCCTCCAGGCTCATGAAATAATCCAAGAACTCCTCCCCGAACTGTACTCTTATTTGCTTCCTGCTTAAACTCTCACTCATAGGCATTTCAGTAACCCCATTTTCCATATAATCTGATACGCAGTGAAACATCAGATTGAAGAACCTATTCCACTCATCTTTATCCCAATCATCAAATAGCTTATGCCCAAACTCATCCTCTGGTGTATGCTTAGGTGAGAAGTAAGGCGCAAATTCAAATATCTTTTGCCTACGCTTAGCATGGTTCCCGCTATTAGGAATAGTATAGTTAGTAGTAAAGATAACTTTAGGACTATCCTTATAAGGTATTCTAAGCTCATCCTTGTTCTTTTTCTCGACCGTAATACCTTCGGTTATGATCGAGTAAAAACCCTCAAAATCCACGTTCTTACGGGTGTCCTCAATGGCTATAAGCCTGGTATCCAAATCAACTCTTTGAAAGGCAAAGTTCTTGTCTATCTTAAAGTTCTTGCCATCTACTACTACTAAATTATTGATATACCCCAATGCCTTTACAAAAATCCCCTTACCAGTTCCCCCACCTTTGGCCTCATTCTCAGTCTCTTCAGCGAGTATCACCGCAAACGGCCTAGCTGGGTCTTTATATTTGTGTAGTAAATAACCTATCAAACTAAGGCAATACACCAGCTTTGCATTATCTCCTCCACTTATCTTATCCAAAAACTTAAAGTATTCACAGTTCTCTATCTTAAAATCATCCTCTATATATATCTTATGATCCAGCACTTGCGACTTCCAAATCACTTTCCCAACCTCTCCATAATTCATCAGCTTCATGCCATCTTTTGTAACCCTTACAACCCCATTGGTAAAGGGGAAATAGCACACCTCTTTTGTATCTTCCAAAAACTCAATCTTCGCCCTATCAAAGAACTCAAAGAAATTATCCGAGAAGTAAGTGTTCGACCCCTTATAAATCGTCTCCATAAGCATCTGTGGGTCAAGCCCAATGTCAAAGCTCGAAGGCAACCTATTGATAAACCCCTTAATAAATTTCTTTATTTGCTCGGTCGAGCTTTCCTCTACCATGCCATCTTGTATGCGAATAAGTCTATAAATAACCGAGTTAGGATCATAAAAGTACAAGCTAAACCCACCTTTCTCATGGAGAAACCTTTCTAATTTATCCAGTTGTATAACGGGTGTTACAATGCCGTTCTTTTCTTTGGTCTCCCAAAACTCTTTAATTTCGGGACCATACTCCTTATCAAGTGTTTCGATTATTTCGTTGGCTTCCGATACGCTCTTGTCATGCCTTTTTACAAGGAATGATACAAGCTCATCTCCACTAACCCCATTGCGCTTTTTCTCGTATATCTCTTTCTCTAGCTTTGAGCCGAAGTTTTGCTTTCGCTCTCCATAACCCGATTCAAGTAAAGCTCTGGCCGCCATCTTAAAGTCCGCGTTGCATTTAAGGATGGCATACACTGCTGCTGGCTTATAACCCCTACCAACTTGAAAAGGCGTGTTCGTTGAGAATACGGAAAATAATCCCATCTCGGTATTATATGACCCACTATGCTCACTTGCCGACCCTGGTCTGAGGTAGTAAATTCTAGAGCCTCCATTCTTAACCTTTTGCCAGCCGCAATCTTCCATGAGCGCAGTGAAGTCGCATCTGCTATTATAGTCATCAAATGGCGAAAGTCCATACTCTTTAGCAGAAGGCTTGTGATGAGCTTCAATGATATGTTCTTCGACAACTTCATTGAAGGATCGCATAAGCGTGAGTAGCTCTTGCCGCTCCTCGATTGTAATAATATGGATGCCTTCTTTGAGTATTTCATAACCTTGGCTTGGAGGTGCAGCCACATAGCCGTTTT